AATTCCTCTCTGGCGACTCTAACTCTGCATGTCCCACTGAGAAAGCAGTCCGTGGATTCCTGACTCGCGGTAAGATGGATTCTACCTCTGGTATCCTGGTTCCCCCGCGTGGAGCTCAGTCTGGTCGTCCTACTGGTGGCGATCTTCTTGAGGGTGGTCTCCGTTACGATACCGATGCTAACGGTTTCGAGTTCTACAACGGTGCTTCTTGGTTGCCTCTCGGTGCTTACTCTAATGTCGATGTCAGCGGTAATGGCACGACTCTTGCTAACAGACAGCAAGCATTCTGTAACACCAGCGGTGGTGGCTTCACACTTACCTTGCCTGGATCACCTACGAAGGGTGATAGCGTTAGAATCTTTGATGTCGCAGACACATTCGATTCCAACAACCTGACAATTGCTAGAAACGGCAACCCAATCATGGGTGACTCCGCAGACATGGTTGTATCCACTGAGGGTGCTGCTTTTGAACTGGTATTCTATGATGGCACACAAGGTTGGAGAATCATCACCATCTGATTCTTCTTCTGGGGAGGGCAACCTCCCCGCTTTTTGTTATGGTTTTTCCTAAATACTATTACGATTCCACCACTATAGAATATTAAAAGCAATGGCTAATTACCAGACATATAAGCAAATTCAAGGTGATCAAGCTCTAATCGCCAACTCAGTTGGTCCTGGACAGGTCACTGGAGTTTCTACAGGTGTCGCTCATCAGTTCTTCCTGTATAATAACAACTATTGGAGTGTTTCCAATGGTGGTTGTTGCTTGAACTGGACGGTTCCCCCTCTTACAACTAGTGTAAGATTTGAGTTGACCTCTGGCGGTGGCACAGGATCTATCGGTGCATGTTGTTCCAACGGTCCCTCAGGTGGATCTGGCGCATATGCAACTAAGACTCTGTTTGCATACAAAGATTTCACTCCTGGTTCTACCTCCTATACCATTTGTGCTGGAGGAACATCACAGTGTTCTTGCTGCCGACAGTGTACAGGTAGAGCATGTTGTGGTAGAAGAGGTTGCACAAGTTATGTAACAGGTTCTGGTCTCTCTAACTTCTGTGCTCAAGGTGGAGCATGGGGATGGCACCACTGTAGTGGTGGTTGCTACTCCTGTGTTTCTCCTGCACAGTGTAGCAAGTGTCTTCAGGTTTGTGCCTGCTGGTTTGGTGCAGACTTTGGAATCATTGGTCCTTCTGGTGGTAAGCACCAAAACCAGTATTGCATGGGAACTGACAGATCCTGGACTGGACCTGGCGTAGGTCCCTGGGCTGCCGCAACCAACTTCAACCAAGATAACTGCTCCAGAGGTAACACTCACGGATGCTGTAAAGGTCAGGCGCTGTTCCCTGGTGGTGGAGGTCTCTCACCGTTCACCGATGGCGGATGCTGTTGGGGTGGTTTCGGTGCTGCTGGTCTTGTTGTTGTGTCCTACTGGCAGTAATTAAAGGAGATCTAAAGAACAATGTCTAACCCACAAATCACAAAAACAGTACTTTTCTCGGTCCCCACAGAATGGATGGGAGACACGATGGATCCAGATGAAGCTGGCATCGCTACCTATGTTGGTCCCAGATATATCCAAACCATTTGGGATCCAGCTACACCAGGTATGGATGGTAATGATAGAATCGCTGAGGTCGGAACAATCGATGCTCAGGTTCCTACTCCTCCTGGAATGGTGGAAGTCACCTTAGATGCGGAACAATATCCTCTACATGCCCTGTGTCTGTGGGGATGGAGAGACCCTGCTGAACAATACGAAGTAGAATGTGGTCCCGATAGCGACCCCAACCCTACTATCTGCGATCCATATCACTTTAGTGAAGTTTTCGATCTCAGATCTTTCTACTATGATACAGCGACTAGCAGCTGGTCCACACCTCTGTTCAGTCATGATGATCCTAGTGAAGTAGTCGAAGGCGAAACTGTATGCTTTGGTTGGGGATGGGTTCGTGAGACAAGAAATGGAATGCTGAGTGCTTGTGACTCTAGAGTTGCAGCTGTTGACATGCCCGATGCTGTCAAGCAACCTTGGTTAGACTATCGTGCTAAGTTGAGAAATCTTCCTTCCGATTGGGCAGGTGTAGGTACAGCAACTCACTTGATTGTCTGGCCACTTGATCCCGATCAACTTGGAATGGGTATCACTACAGGTGAGCGTCCTAACAACGGAATTACAGACTGACCCAAAACAAAATCGAATATATAATTACATTAATGGGGAAAAAATTTTCCCCATATTTTTTGACCCCCAAGGTTTGATATGATTAATACAGAAGTCCCCAGGCAATTCGTGTGTAAACCGATTACCTGGGGACCTTTTTTATTGCAGATGTCATTGGAAGATAGTATCTTAGATGGTCTAGAACAGAGAGCATCTGAAATTAGAAATGTTCCAGAGTACAATGCAGAGAGAATGTTAGCTGCAGACATGCATGATGAGTGGAACTATACACCCATGCATATTCTCTGGTTTCAAGAACAAATTAATCCTTACATCTCTTTATACTTAGATGGACTGTCTCATCACATTGAGAATCATGTGAATCCTCCTTGGGAGTGTGATAGTTTATGGATCAATTACCAAAAACAGCATGATTACAATCCCCTACATAACCATAGAGGTGATTTGAGTTTTGTTCTGTATCTTGATGTGCCAGATGAGCTACAAACAGAGAAAGAAAGATTCAACATGGTAGGTAATGGACCTATTCCTGGATCAATCATGTTCGTTCATGGTGATTCTGTTCCTCCATTCCAAGACAATAGAAAGTTTTTCCTACCTAAGAGAGGAGACTTCTTTCTATTCCCATCAAGCCTAATGCATACTGTAGTTCCATTCAGAACTCCTGACATCGAAAGAGTTTCAGTGGCTGGCAACATAACATTCATTAACTAATTATGTTTGAATTAAATAAAGAGTTTGATATCACAGTTGTATCTGACATTGGAGAAGAAAAAAGGAACGCATTGATCATTGACGGGTTCTATAAAAATCCAGATGAAGTTAGACAGTATTGTATTGACTCTCCTAATAGAGATGATCCAGATTTGATTGCAGGTCTCCCTGGATGGAGAGTTTATGAAGAAGACTCTCGTGTCAAGGAGAATCTTAAACCACTCTTCGATCAGCTTAAACAACATCCCATATGGAAGAATCCTATTAATGAAGAGTTGTGGGAAAGCAACTGGAATAAATCTGGATTCATGTGTAATATAATGAATGCCAAGACAATGGATGTTGGTGGTGGCATACCTCATCAGGATTCATTTGATATTCATTTTGGATCTGTAATCTATTTGAATAAAGGAGATGAATGTCAAGGTGGAACGAGACTCTATTCATACTTTGGTAAACAATCCTTTCCTAGACCAGACATGATCACTGAAGATTGTGTGGCAATTGGTCATGAGTTTAATCAAATAACCAAAAACAGATGGTTGAGACAATGGGTTGATGAAGATCCACAGTCTCCCTGGAATGTTGAATTAGAATTCGAGATGGTGTATAATAGATGTATACTTTATGAAGCTGACTTACTGCATAGTCAATGGTATTCTGAAGGTATGTTTACCGACCATGACCGAATGGCACAAGTGCTATTCATGTAAATAAATAACCCGTTACTCAAGGTAATATGAGAGCTAAAGCATTTTTTATTAACGGCGGCGCTGGTCGAGTGATTTGTTCTATCCCTGCATTTGAAAAGTATGCAGAGACTCATGATGACTTCATCATCGTGTGTGAAGGTGGAATGAATTTCTACAAAGCGCATCCCGTTCTCCACAAGTATGCGTTTGACAGTTGGCACAAGAATCTGTTTGAGGATTACATCAAGTCTAGGGACTGTGTAACTCCAGAACCATATCGTCAGTGGCATTATTACAATCAGAAGTGTAATATTGCACAAGCTTTTGATATGGAAATCAATGGCATCGAAGAACCCAGAGAACTCCCTGCACCTAGCATCAGGTTATCTAAGACAGAAGCAATCACTGCCCTCAATACTATTGAGGAGATTAAGAATGTAACTGGTAAGGAAAAGGTTGTAGTCTTCCAACCATTTGGTAGAGGGGTTCAGGTAGAGCAAGAATATATTATTGATCCATCTTCTAGAAGTTTTCATACAACTCATGCAGTAGATCTAATTAATAATCTTAGAAAGGATTATGCTGTTGTGATCATGAGCGAGTTCCAATTCCAGATTGGAGATCAAGATCCTCCAGTTGCTTGGCCACAAACAGACATTAGAGTTTGGGCTGGGATCATTCAGAATGCAGATCACTTTGTTGGATGTGATTCTGTAGGACAGCATATTGCTAAGAGCACAGGAACATCTGTAACAGCTGTGATTGGTTCTACCTATCCTGTTAATATTTCATACCCTGAAGATTCTACATTTGATATAATTGATGTTGGTGAAGATGTTAGAACATTCTCTCCAATTAGATTGACGATGGAAGATTACCAGGACATGATGAACGATGAGTGTATGGATATGTCTAAGGAGGTATTCGATAAAGTCATCTCTTCATGTCGTAAGAGACTTGGTAAACCAAAGTCTCGTGATGTAAAAAAAGAACCTCAGAAGGTTATGACTCCTTCTTGCTGTGAACCTAAAGGATTTGGAAAATGACACAATGGATTGCTGGTATTACTAGGGGACACAACGCAGGAGTTTGTCTCCTAAAAGATGGCGAGATTGTATTTGCAGTAGAAGAAGAGAGACTTACTAGAGCAAAGTATGATGGTGCTCCTCTAGTATCGATGACAAAGATTCTAGATTATACTGATAAACTAGACTATCTTGTAGTAGCACACACTCAACCAATCAGTGCTAGTGGTAATAAACTTGAGTATTGTGGAGAGGATCCTTATACAGGACTAGCACGGAAGCTGGGACTGATTGATCGTAGATCTAAAACTCCAGAGGGTCACCATCAGGTGATTGACTTTGGTCACATTCATCATAAGTTACATGCAGCTTGTGCGTTTTATCGTTCTGGATTTGATAAGGCAGTCTCTGTTGTAGTTGATGGTGCTGGAACATTTATTCCAATGAGGTTTGGTGATAGAGATCACACCTTCTGGGAAACTGAATCTGTATTTGGATGTGATTATCCTGCAGCATTTGTCCCTATCTATAGACACCTAGGTGGTAATGGTGTTGGTATTCCGCCACAAATTATTCCTGAGTTTGAAAACTCTCAACTTCATCAGGATGAGGAGGGAGTATCTTTTATGGTTGTTGATTGCACACCTGGTATTGTCAAAGCGTATGAAGCTGTGACTCAATACTGTGGATTCCATGCAATTGAAGCAGGCAAAACTATGGGTCTGTTTCCGTATGGCAAACCAAATGAAAAAATTCCCTCTCTCTTCTCAGAGGAAAATAAGATTGGTGGATATGTTCCAACTAATCTAAACATGCTCTCCCCAACATATCCAAATGCGTCTCTCGTTAATGAGGGATCATGTCCAGAACTCTACACTGACCCTGAGATTGATAGGAATGATTGGACCAGGATGCAGAATCGTAGGGACTTAGCATACAAAGTTCAAACTGAATCACAGCAGCAAGTTCTTACTTTAATTAGGAGCGCACTTGAAGCTAGCAATACATCTAATGTTGTTATCTCTGGTGGATATGGTTTGAATTGTGTTGCGAATTATTGGTATCTTGATCAAATGAAAGACGAGGGTATCAATGTATATGTTGAACCAATCTCTAATGATGCTGGCACCGCTATTGGTGCAGCTCTCCTTCATTATCATAGGGTTACTGGTGATTCCAAGGTCCGTTCTTATGCAGATAGTTTATACCTTGGGCAACAATATCACTACGAACTTAACGATATTGTAGACACCTCCGATAAGTATGGTGCTGAAGTATCTGAGGCAACAGATCAAACTGTAGTTGATTTGATTACTAATAAAAATATTGTTGCTGTTTTCCAAGGTAGATCTGAATCTGGTCCTAGAGCTTTAGGTAATCGTTCTATTCTTTATGATCCTCGTGACCCTAAAGGAAAAGATCATGTCAATAAGGTAAAGCGGCGTGAATACTTCCGTCCTTTTGCAGGATCTATCCTGAAAGAACATGTACATGAGTGGTTTGATTTGCGTGGTATGGAGGAGACTCCTCATATGATGTACGCTGTTAATTGTTTGCCAGGAATTGAGGAAAAGATTCCTTCTATTATTCATGTCGATGATACATGTCGTATTCAAACTGTGACTGAAGAGCAGAATAAGAATTACTACAATCTAATCAATTGTTTTTATGAAGCAACTGGTTGTCCTATTTTGTTTAACACCTCGTTTAATCTTGGTGGAGAACCTCTTGTAGAGACATTGGATGATGCATGTAGAACTCTTGCAAACTCCGAGATTGAATACTTGTATCTTCCTGAATATGGTAAACTGATTTCATTGTCAAATGACTAAGAAAGTATTTGTTAATGGGACCTTTGACATACTCCATCGTGGT